CTACGTTCTTTAGCATAGCCGCTACAGCACCATAAATACCTGTACCTCTTAATATAGTATCAACCATACTATTTGCTATTCTAGCATATTTTTCTTTTTCTTTATCTTCATCATCGTCAAATGCTAAAGCAAATATAGCATCTCCTGCAGTTACCGCATCAACTGCAATTAATGCAACTACTGGATCTGGTAAAGCTACTGAATCTCTAACATCTTTAAGTGCTACTGGTTCTGCTTTTGGAGATATTGAAGAATTACAATCACACAGTTATACAGTAACTGTTGCAAACGTAGGTGGAGTTAATAAGTTCCTTATAGATGGTGTAGAGGCTCCTCTATTAACATTTGTAACAGGGCGAACATACGTCTTTGATGTAAGCGACAACACTAACACTGGACACCCACTCAGATTTAAAGATATATCGGGTGCTGCATATACTACAGGACTTGTGGTAAATGGAACAGAGGGGCAAACAGGAGCAAACGTAACTCTTAGTATACCAGAAACAGGATCTCAACCAGCCAGATACTATTGTACAGTACACGGCAATGCTATGGGCAATGAGATACTAACTGTAGCAAGTACTCTTTATTATACTGTAACTGTTGCAAATGTAGGTGGAATTAATGTATTTGTTTTAAATGATATAAACAACCCAACACTACAACTTCTCAAAGGTCTTTGATGTAAGTAGTAACACTAACAGTGGACACCCATTAAGGTTTAAAAATGGATCGTCTAGTTTTACTTCGGGAGTTGTAGTAAACGGATCAGCAGGTAATTCAGGGGCATCTGTAACTTTTACTGTGCCTTTTAATGCACCTGCTCAAGGGTTAAGGTATTACTGTACCACACATGGAAATGCTATGGGAAATAGCATAACTACTAGTAGTAATTCAGCATCCTTATTTGTAACTGGTCCAGCAACTTTTACCATGAACAGTGTGTTGGGTACATTTGCTCAAACCCTTCCAACAGTAACTGGACCAGCGACATTCACAATAGGCAGTACAACTGCTTCTGCAATATTAAATGCTACCTCTGCTACTGGTGTAATCTTTCCTTTTGAAGATTTCGCAGACCAGTTTAGTAGGAATAGAACTGTAGTTATACGTCCTGTAAACACACACAACGTAGTATATATAACTAATTAAGGATATGACATGGCGTACAAATGGCCTGAAAAAGACCCTGACGAACAGACAGACTTTAGTGTAGACTGGTCTAGGTTTTTGGGCGACAACTCCATAGCATCTGCTTTATTTTCTATAGAGGATGCAAACGGAACCAAAGTGCCAGTAGAAACAGCAACTATCGTAGCAGGGTTACAATTTATAGCAACTACAATTTCTGGAAATGTAGCCACTGCACGTTTTGGTTTAGGCACAGACCATAAAAGATATAATATTAGTTGTCGTATAACTACAACACAAGGCTTAACATTTGAGCGAACTGTGATACTACCTATTAGGAATAGATAAATGGCATATGATTTTCTTGGCTTAGTTAACGATGTTAACAATAGACTAAACGAAGTACAGCTAACTGCTACAAACTTTTCTGCTGCTGTAGGATTTTATGGCCTAGCTAAAGATGCTGTTAACTCATCAGTAAGACACATCAATCAAGAAGAGTTTGAATGGCCTTGGAATCATGTGCAAGAAGAGTTAGTGTTAGCTGCTGGTACTATGAAGTATGCTTATCCACCAGATACCAAAACAATAAACATGAACTCCTTTCGTGTAAAGAGAGATGATAGTTTAGATGTAGGAACAGAAAAACTTAAATCTTTAGTATATGAAGAGTGGTTAGAAAAGTATGCTGACTCTGAGTTCAACACAGCAGCAGACATACGTGGTGTTCCTAGATTTATTGTAAGAAATCCAGGTAGAGAACTTATATGTCATCCTGTTCCTGATAAAGCATATACTATAGTCTATGAGTATTACACACTAGGATATGATTTAGTAAACGCATTAGACGTTCCTCCCATACCAGAGCAGTACAGATTTGCTATAGTAGAGGGTGCAATGTATTACGCTTATCAGTTTAGAAGTGACACACAATCTGCACAACTAGCCCTTCAAAAGTTTGAAGAACAAATAAAATACCTACGTTCTATAAATATAAATAGAACACCATATATAAGAGATACAAGAGTACATTTCTAATGGCAACACAATGGGCTACATTTCCTATGGAGTTCAAAGGTGGGTTAATCTCCAACCTTACTCCTTTACAACAGGGTACTAACGCTGTAGGTTCTGCTACTCTATTACAGAACTTTGAGTCTGATAGAGAAGGAGGCTACAGTAAATTACAAGGCTATAATAAATTTAGTGCCACAGAAATTCCAGGCGGTGACGAAGTTCTTGCCATGAAAGTTATATCTTCTGGCAGAGCTGTAACAGCTAGGAAGATGGATAATGCTACTATAACAGAATATCAAACAGCTACGTCTACAGTGAACGGAGCAGTATCTAGCGCTACAGCAGTTTCTTTGGATAACAACACAGCCACATCTGTAGTAAGTGGTGCTGTTTCTAATAGCACTACAGTTGCCCTAGATAAAATACGTATCTTTACAGGGGTTACAGGTAGTTCTTCTCTTGCTGGTGCAAGTGCTACGTTTGATGTAACAAACACAAACGGTACGTACACAGCAACAATAAACGCAGCAGGTACAGGCTTTAAAGTTAATGAAACAGTAACTGTAGTAGGTGCAAACTTAGGTGGCGCTACTTCAGCAAACAATGCAACAGTAACAGTCACTTCAGTTGGCTCCAGTGTTGCTACGTATACTAACCCAACGCAATCTGCTTATAGTGGTTCTGGTAGTAGTGCTACATTCAATGTAATTAAAACAGGTACTACGTATACCGTAGCTATTACTGCAGCAGGTTCAGGCTATACAGCTAGTGAAACAATTAAAGTAGTTGGTACACAGTTAAATGGTGCTACTACTGCTAATGATGCAACCATAACAATAACTACAGTAGATGGTTCTGGTGGTATAACAGCAGCTACGATAGCAGGTACAGGTTTAGCAGAAGGACCAGTGACAGGCATAAGTATCGCTGGTACTGGTGTAAGCTTTACTGGAACTATTACCAAAGGTATGCTTGTAACTGGTACTGGTATCTCTGGTGATGTAACAGTAAAGACAGTAACAAGTCAGAGTAGTATTATACTAGATACAGCAGTATCTTTAGCAGATGATGTTGTACTTAGTTTTATTACTAACATAAAAGTTGGTATGTTTGTTACAGGAACAGGTATATCTGGTGTTGTAAAAGTAGCAACAGTAACAAATCAGAACAGTATTGCACTTAACTCAGCACAATCAATATCAGATAATACTGTTCTTACTTTTGGTACGTTTCATTCTAGTCAACTAAATAAAACACTTTACTTTCATGGAACTGGCACAACTTGGTCACATGTAGGTACAAGTTCAGCTACCAATACACTAAAGATAAGACACGCATCTTTTAATTTTACACAAGAAGACAAAACTATATTTGTTGATAGTAAAAGTTTTCCAGTAATATTTAATTCTAGTGGTAACACTACAGTAAACCTTACATCGTCAAACAGTTCAGATGTAGAAGGTGCAGAGAATGTATCAGTATTTAAGAACCATGCTTTTTACTCAAAGGGCAGTAAGATATTTTTTACAGCACCTACTACAGTAGATGATTTTGCTACAAGCAATGGCGCTGGTACAATAAACGTAGGCTTTGATGTTACAGGTATGATAGGCTTTCGTGAAAATCTTATAATCTTTACTACGAATACAATAAAAAAACTTACAGGCAACACCTCTGCTGACTTTAAACTAGAACCTATAACAGATAGAATAGGATGTATTAATCCAGACAGCATACAGGAATTTGGTGGTGATGTAGCTTACTTATCTCCTGATGGTATACGTTTATTAAGTGCTACTGATCGTATCGGTGACCTTGCTCTTGACATTGCATCCGATCCCATTTATAAAGACGCTAACGAGTTTATAGCACAAACAGATAAATTTTGCTCTGTACTTGTTAGGGGTAAATCACAATATAGATTATTCTCTTATGTACCCTCCGTATCGTCATCAAATGCATCAGGCTTAATAGCTACTAAGTTTGTTGCTCAAGGTGGAAGTGGCATAGCTTGGTCAACAACCAAAGGTCTAAAAGTAAATGTAGCAGATAGTACATATACAGGTGGAACAGAAACTATAATGTTTGGCAATGATGATGGATTCTGCTACAGGATGGATTCAGGTAACTCTTTTGATGGCAGTCCAATAGAAGCAGTATATGAATCACCTTTTATGCCGATTACAGATCCACAGGTACGTAAGACAATGTATAAGTTAACTTTGTATGCAGTACCTCAAGGAACAATGAATCTAGATTTAAATTTAAAGATAGACTTTAACTCGCAAAGTGATCCAAGTATTATTCAACCAGCTACTATCCCGATTACTTCAACAGGAAGTGCTGTGTCTTTATTTGGTTCTTCTAATGCTAAATACGGTACTAGCACATATGGCGGTGTACTAGATCAAATATATAAAGAAAATGTAATTGGTTCTTTTAAAACAATCTCATTGCGTATTACAGATAACTCAACAAATCCAACCTTCACTCTTGACACAGCCGTTCTTGAGTACAGACAAAACGATAGGCAGTAATTATGGCAGGTTATACAAGACAAGCAACAGCTAATATAGCTACAGGTAGTGTTATTGACGCTGATGATTTTAATAACGAGTACAATCAAATAGAGTCAGCATTTAATGCTAGTACTGGTCACTCCCATGATGGCACAGCAGCAGAGGGCGCAGCTATTGAAAAGATAGGACCATCTCAAGATATAGTTGCTACAGCTTCTGTACTTAGACCTAAAGCAACTAACATTATGGACTTGGGTACAGGCGTATTGCAATATAAAGATGCTTTTTTTGATGGCACAGTAAAAACAGATAACCTTACTGTAGATGAGAATGCTACCATAGCTGGTAACCTTACTGTTAACGGAACTTTAAGCACTGCTGGTGGTGGTATAACTAATACTGCTAGAGCAGCTTTGTCTGCAGGTACTGGCATATCCTATAATAGCAGCACTGGTGTTATTACTTGTACTGTTGATACTCCTGCAGAAGTAGGACTAGCTAATCTTTCTAGCAACGGTAATAACGTAGCAGGTAGCTTTACAGCGACAGGCAACATTACAGCTTTCTCAGATGAAAGACTCAAAGAAAATGTACAGACCATAGAAGGTGCGCTAGACAAGGTGTCACAAATGCGTGGTGTAACCTACAACTACAAGAGCGAACTAAATGACGGTCAGCGTGGCACAGGTGTTATAGCTCAAGAGATGCAGCAAGTTATGCCAGAGGTTGTGGAAGAGGGTGAGTACTTATCTGTAGCATACGGTAATATAGTAGGTGTACTTATAGAAGCTGTAAAAGAATTAAAAGCAGAACTAGATCAGTGTAAATGTAAAAAGTGTGAGTGTGAATAATGCCTCTTCCAAGTAGTGGTGCTATAAGTCTAAACCAAATTCACGTTGAAGCAGGTGGTGCAAACAATTCACTCTGCTCTCTCAATGATTCTGATATACGAGGTATGATTGGTAAAGGTAATAACGCAGTGAACTCTTTTAGTGACTATCGTGGAGTCTCTGCAGCCGCACCTAGTGTTAGTTACAGAGGCCGTACACTTACAACTGGCAACGGATTTCCTGCTGGTTATGTTACTTTAAGCTCTGGAACAAAGATAGTTGTTGTTACTTTGCAAGCTCCTGGGTATGCCAATTCAGCTGTAAGTATAGGTGGTGTTAGTATGACGCAGGCCGCTAACGAAAATGGTCGCTCTCTAGTATATTATTTGGTTACCTCTTTATCTGGTTCGCAATATATTAGTGGTAATGGAGGTAGTGGAAGAGGAGTAAGCCATACTTTTGAGATTACTGGTTACTCTAGTTCCACACCACATTCTACAGCTACGGCTGTAAATGCCAACAACTATTCAGGCTTTAGTAAAACCATATCTTTGTCAACTCAGTTTAATGGCGCAACCATTGGGTCAGGAATTTGCGAAGATACTAATCCTCCAAATAGTGTAACAGTTAGCAACTCTGATACATTACTGCAAGTTGATCTAGAGAGTGCTACTAACCATTATGCATGGGTAGACACAGGTACTACTTTAGGAACTACAAGTTATGTATGTACGCAAAACAATCCCGGAGCTAATGGTAACCCGAATGGTACTATTCACCAAATAGCAGCGGCGCATTGGAAATGACACCAGAAGAACTAGAGGATATGTTAGATCGTGCAGCCAAGCGTGGCGCTACAGCAGCGTTACGTGAGGTAGGACTACATGACGATGATGCTCGTAAAGATATAAGTGAGATGCGTAGCTTACTAGAAGCATGGCGTGATACACGTAAGGGTGTGTGGTCAACTATTGTAAAGATGTCAACAGTAGCAATAATAACATTCATTGCCGCATCATTGTGGATGCAAATAGGGAAATAAGATATGGCTAAAAAATTTATGGGTTTCAAGCCTGAGACAATGACAAACAAGATACTACCAGCGTTGGGCTATAGTGGACCTAGTGATCAAAAGTCTATCAATGCTTTCCTAGCAGCTAGTCCTGCAGCAGCAGCCAAGATGGGTAAGTACACTATGGCAGCTAGGCAGATGGTTGAGGGCAAGCCTGTTGGTGCAAAAGAAGGTAGCTTTTTTGGTGGAATAAAAAATGATTTGTCAATGGCATTTAATCCATCTAAGCAAACTCAAGACTATAAAGATAGAACAGCAGCAACAAAAGCGTATCAAAGTAATAAAGCACGTTTTGGATCAGGATATTCAAGCGCAGCTAAGCTTCCAGCCTCTCAAATGACTTCTATGAGAAATCCAGCGACAAATAAAAACTATACTGCTGAAGATGTAGGTAGAGCAAATATGGAGAGACTAGGCAAAGATATATTTGGTAGAGATGCCAGTGGCGGCGGTGGCG